CTTCAGTCGCGTCTAAATATCTCTGACGTTCTTCTTCAATCGCTAAAATATCAGCATCACTTTTGGCGATTATCTGTTCTGATTCAGTGCCGAATGCTGATTCAGCCATTATCCTTAATTGCTCAAATTTAAGGCTATTAACGTCGATTATTTTTGCGGCTGCTTCCTGTGCTGCTAGTAGTAAAGCGGCATCCTTTTCCTGTTGGGCTGCAAGCCCATTTACTGCAATTTCTGAAGGTGAAAGCCCTTTGGCGGTTGACGTTGGGTTATCTATTTGGTTTTTTCCTGACTGGCTCTTTCTTGATAGCTCTGTTGCAGTGAATAGCTTGCTTGATAACTCATCTATTTTAGTGATTGAATCATTGGCAGACAATACAGCTACATCAAGTGCGTTCGTGCTTTCCTTTTGTGTTTCAGATATGCCCTTACGTAACGAATCAATAGAGGACAAAGTAGCTTCAACCGATGCAACGCCTAAATCCTGACCTGTAACATCACGAATCATCATTAATAAGCCAGAAATGCCTTCTAACTCTGCTTTGAAAGCGTCAACAATAACACCCGATGTTTTATCAACTCCAAGCCTTAGAACATCATCAATCACGGTAAGACCTGCAAAGCCTTTAGCTAAGATGGATGTTGCAACAATGCCAGCTTCCATTGACGTTATAAGAGAATCGGCTATTGATGATGATAAGTCGTCCACGCCTTTCTTGTTTGAATTAAGCTCATCAAGCATAACACCAAGCACGCCCTTATTTGCATCGAGCACGCCTTTATCGCTTATTCCTTTAAAGAAAAGCGTCCACTTATCGCCCATCATTGACAATGAACCGTCCCAAGTTTTGGCTAAGTCATTGGCTGCGCCTGCAAACTTACTTGATGGGTCTTGGTATGCTTCTATGAGTTGTTTGCGTGTTTCCTCGGCTGTTACACTTACCCCAGATTGAAAACCAAGCATTGCAGTGATTCCGCGCTCTCGAAATAAATCTGCCGCGCCTGCACCTGCCGAATACATGCGGACGACTTGTTCGGTTGTTTGCTGAATAGATAAACCTGACACAGCCGCCAAATCAGCAATCATTGGCATCCATTTATTTACTTCATCAACGCCGCCAGTCATCACGCCTGACATGTTCGTTGCTGCATCCATAATGTCATTGAATGCAAATGGAACTTGCCCTGCAAATTTTGTCATGTCTTCAAACAGGCGGTTTCCTTCTTCCACTGATCCTAACGTATGCTGTAGCCTGACTTGAAAATTCTCAAATTCAGCACCAACAGCAACAACCTTTCCATTGAGTAGTGCAAATGCCGCACTAGCAGCCGCTGCGCCAACTGCTAAACTTGAAAATGAGCCTTCAAACTCTTTATTGCTTTTTGTTGCTTTCTTTGCTGACGAATCAACTTTTTTGGTCGCGCCGTCAACATCTTTCAGAGTCGTAGTGGCATTCTTACCATCCACATCAATGACAATCTGTAATTTTTCAGCCATCGCCATTTCTCCTACCTGCTATCTCTGACCTGATAATATCAACGAACCGCATAAGCTTGGCTGGTTGTTCAAATGTGCCGCCGCTAAATGGTAAATGCCCATTTTCCATGTCGTTATAAGCTCTAAATACAATATCAAATTCACCATAAAACAACACAGGGCAAACACTAACAACATCAGCAACCCATTCTTGTTCAACATTACAAGCTTTTGGAGCTTTTGGCTGCAATGGGCATTTACTGCAATTCTTACCATCCAGCCAAGCAGCCGCAGCCGCCTTTACTTTTTTGTTTCTTCATCCGATACAAAAACGCATTTATCAACTTCGCGGCAAACAATACTTAATATTCCGATGGTTGTTGGGTCGCCAAAATCAGCCATTTTAGCAACTTCCGATGCAACCATGTCAGAATCATTTATTGTTATGCAATCGCCTTCGATGCAATTGTTAAGAACAAAGGCGATATATTTCTGCCGTCCAGATTGAGAAGATGCCACTAACGCCAAATCTTGCAGGCGTGCTTGAAGTGCTGAATCAACAACAACAACATCAAAGGCTAAACTAAACTCTACTTTTTTTTTGCCTATTTGGAGGTTATCAGAGATTTCAACCTTTTGTGATTGCCCACGAAGTAACTTAATCATTATGAAAACTCGATTGCGAATTGGTCATCGCCTGCTGTTTCAAGCAGCTCAAAAGTTAGCGCGTGCGTGTAGCGTTCATTTCGTGCTGCCGTTGCTAATGATGTTGATGCCGCTTTGGTAGCTGTGATTTTCATAATATTACCAGCCGTTGCGCCAAATGTAGCGGATAAGCTAAGCTCGGTAGCATTAACAAGTGCGTTCCAATCTGCCACGGTGCTTACGCTATCTTTGGTTAAGGTGATGATAGGCTTGCGATTCGATACGCTGTACTCATTCTGACCTGTTGTATGATGGTCGCCCATCTCATTGCCTAAATCCAAAGTAAACGCGCCCACGTTGATTGTGCCGCCATCTGTGACTACATCCGCAGAGGTCATAACGATGGGCTGGACAGTATCAAATGTTGGGGTAACTGCTGCTATTGTTGTTGGCGCAGTATCAAAGCCTGATTGAACAGTAAAGTTAGCAGCTATTGGCGCGTTTATAGTGCATTCAAGAGTTGTCGTGCCTACCGCACCAAGTGATTTCATCAAGATGCCATCAGCATAATGATATGCTGATACAGACTTAAGCGAAGCCTCCGCACTCGTAGGTGCGTATGTAACGCTCACACCTGCCGAAATAGTCTCGACTAGACCGCAAGCTTGCAATAATGGCGCGATTTCTGGGGCTGTACCTGCTGCACCTGAACCGCGAACCAATACTGGTATTGTCGCGGAAATTGTTTTGCGCCCTGTTAATGATTTCAGTGATCCCATAGTCGCCTTCACTGGATCGTAGGGAAGCTTTTCTGCCGCTGGGGTAGCAGCATACCCCTTTTCGATGCGCACGCCGTTAGTCGCTGCAACTGGGACTGAATCAGTGCCTTTTGTGGTTTCAAGCTTTACAAGTAATGCCTGATTATAAATATTTGCCATGATTTACTCCGTTCTCGGTTTATGTGTTTCGCGTTCGCGCTCTTTTTGCTTAACTGGTTTGATTGGTTTATCTGCCATGATTATTCTCCTAAGCTCTCATCTGCTACGTAATAAACTTGTACAGGGCGGGTGAACTCTGAAACAGTCTCGTTGCCATCAAGGTCAGTGCCTTCACGCGGTAAAATGGTTACATTTGCAACCTTTCCGCCAAGTGTCCTGTCAGTGTTAATAACGCGTTTTATCTCTTTGTCCAAAACGTTCATATTTGTTGATTGGCTAACACCGCGAACTAAGCCGATAATGCGAATCTCGAAATATACATCTGCATAGCCGCCTGACTTTGGCAAACGTTCCTCGGCTGCATCATCAACAATCTTGACCGCTGGCAATGCAGTTGCAGCAAGCTTTTGACTATCATCTGCGCGTATTACCTTCTTAATGATTGGAGATGCGTTGAGGTTAGTCTCAATGGCTGCTATTGCTGATTCACGCACGCACTATTCTCCGACCGCGTGATACTCTGCGTTCAATGTCAGAGAATTGGTTGTCACTATTGAAATCATAAAGCGGCTTAACTTCTAACGCTTCCCATTCAGAACGGTAAAACTCTGCATAACGTGCCATCTTACGATTCCATTCGTCAGCTTCATCGCTATCAGTTGTAAGCATTGGGCAAATGTATTGAGCCAAAGCCCTGTAGCATGTGATGTTAACCAACGCGCCCTCATTCAGTTTTGTTTCATCTAAAATCGGGAACACTGGGCTAATATCAACCGTTTCGCGTGTGAATCCATATCTTGATGTGACCGCATTAACCCACCATTCTAATTTGATTAGCTCTAACACGTCAGTGCTTGCTAAAGTTAATTGCGGAGTAAAAGAAGCAACCCCATTATCCAAAATAGACGGGATAAAAGCCTGTAAATCTGCGTCTGTAGCGTATGGGGCTGCCATTTCTTACTTGATCGCGTCTGCGTATGCTTTCGCACGCTTTAGCTTAATCATTTCTTTAGCAAGGTCAGCATCAACCTCTGCAACTGCTAGATGCAATTCTTCGCCGTTTACTTTTTTCACTTCATGCGTGCATGGTACACCGTAAACGCTTTGAACTTCGCCTACCGCAACATCCATTCCAGCATAAATAACAGCAATCTTTGTTTTCTTTGGTTCATCCATAATACAACTCCTTCTAGGTTGTTCTATTTCGAGCTATCTATCCAACTTGCTCGGGCTGACGACCTACCGAAATAAGCCGCCATATCCGAACAACCTGTGCGGATTAGTTGTTAATCGAAGTCAAGCGAGCTAGCCCCTTGCGATTAAAGTTAACAAGGTTTGCATATTGCTTGATACGTACGATTGCAGAATCCTTAGCTTCCTGTGCGCCAATAGCTTCAACCATCAAGCCAGCGGGTACACTGGAAGGGTTAATGCCAGCAATGCCGATTTTTTTAGAACCATCATCGAAGCAACCAGCCCATACGGAAGTCAATGCGCCACCTGTTAAAGCTGCACCGTTTGCTGTTTCAGTAACTGGAAGATATTCATTTTTAAAGATTGGAATACCTTCGTAACCAATAGTGGTGCGACCGTCTGGCAATGTAACAACCCAATCAGCGGCAGTTCCGCCCAAAGCGCGAAGCAATACTTTAAATGAACGCATTGTACGTGCTGGCATAGTAATAAAGTCAACTTGACCATCTTTTGATTTAACCAAATCAAGCAACTCATCAAGCAAGGCAAAGCTTAGAGCTTGACCTGCCGATGCAGTAGTTAATTGAGCTGCATCAACCAAAGAATGGAAGCTGTTCATTTGTGGCGATGTACCTGTACCAGTAGCCATGCCAGTTTGGAACAAACGTCCAATGGACTTAGCCTTAGAACGAACCTCAATAGCTAACTGATCCACGCCTGCGGATGCAGATTGAGCTTGAACCAAGCCGTCCATTTCAGCATCACCAATAAGCTTAGTAGCTGCGAATGATGTCTGCACATAAGTCGCAGCCGCTTTAGCTGTGATTGTGCCATCAATAGCAAGCACCTGTGAATCGCCTAGAACGTTTTCACGGTTTACCAATACAGCCTGACCTTCATAGCCGACAAATGGTAATACGCTGAACATTGGGTTCACTGTGATAATATCTTCAGCAACACCTGTCACGATTTCGTTGTTAATTAGTTTGGCAGCTTCTGCCAATGTTTGAGTAGCCATAGTTATCTCCTAATAGCTCTTTTTATTGAGCTAACTAGAAGGTTCTACCCTCGTCAAACGTTAGAACGGCGACTGCGCAGGGTCGACCTGCTTATAACTATATGGAAGCCATCACATATAGAGCCTGAATTTATGCCGTAAAAACAGAAACGCATGACTCCAATTAAGAAATCATGCGCTACTATAGACATATCTATTCTATGCTGTCAACTATGCATTAAGTAATGCGCTAAGTCCGTCACGCACTTTGTCGCCTGTTGATTTATCGCCTGTTGATTTCTGCCGTTGTTGCTGTTGGCTGCCAGAGCCTTGATTTTGTGAAGCTGAAACCAGATAGGGGTTATCTGCCAAGTGTTTAGCCATCAATGATGCAGGCGTTAGAGCCTTACCATTATCATCAAAGATAGTTTCGCCGCCTTTCTGAATCTCGATACTCCCATCCTCTGAAATGTTAAAGTCATATTCAGAACGCACCAATGTGACAGCCGCCTTAGAATTAACCGCAGTCTTTGCAGCCGCAGACAGTTCACTATCAATAGCCTTTTCTTCAAAGCGTTTCTTCCATGCGCTTGCAGAGTCATTAGCCTTTGCAAGTGATGCTTCATGGTTGCGCTTCATATCGTCAAGCACTTTTGAATAATTGCCTTTTTCTTCCTCTGATTTCTGCCTAGCTTCTTCCGCGCTCTTCATTAGCTCGGAGTATTGCTCAAGGTCAA